GTTCTCTGCCTTGCAGACTAGGAGCAATAGCACATGGCGAAATTCGCAGCCACAGATTATAAGGTGACCATAAATGGCACCAACTTTTCCACAAATTTAAACAGTGTTGAACTGGCATTAGAATCCGATGATTTAGAAACAACCGCGTTTGGTGGAACTTTCCGTGAGCGCATTGGTGGATTAAAAACTGGTTCATTAACACTACAATTTATGCAAGACTTCGCAGCAGCATCAATTGATGCAACCCTGTTCCCATTGTTAAACACTTTGGCAACTGTTGTTATTGTTCCCACTTCAGGAACTGTCTCTGCAACAAATCCGTCATACACGGCAAACTGCTTAGTAAACTCATACACACCGCACGCATCAAGTGTCGGTGACATCGCAACATTTAGCGTTACGTGGCCGACATCTGGCACCGTAGTCAGAGCAGTTGCATAGTTATGAAAATTACTCTGCGCGTAGAATTTACAAACAACAAAAAAAGTGACGTGGTTTGTGTTGCTAGAGATTTAGTTGCTTTTGAAGAAAAGTATCAGCGAAGTGTTGCAAGACTGGATAGTGAGATGCGACTAACTGACCTATTGTGGATGGCGTGGCATTCGTTAAATCGTCAAAAGATAACTGATAAAGATTTTGATTCATGGTTAGATGATGTAGAAAGCATTGCACCAAGTGATGATGACCCAAAATCACAGGTCTTGGAGACAGCAGCCAGCATTGGTACATAGCGTATCTAGCGTGTGAAACTGGTATTGCTCCATCAGTTTTGCTAGATGAAACCGATCGTATGTTATTTACAATGGGTATGTATTTGCGTCACCGCGGCAGCGAACGAATGAGAAGGTGACAAATGATTACACCAAAAGTGTATGGCATAGATCAAACTATTACCACGCTACGATTTGTTGAAAAAGAATTTGTTGCGACCGCTCGCAAAGATTTGCGCAAAGCGGCAGAACCCGTTGCTAGAAGTATTAAAGATTGGCTTCCAGATGCGCCACCGCTAAGCGGTATGCGACATACTGGGCGAACGTCTTGGAATAGGTCAAACATTAAGGTAAGTGTTCGCACAAACTTTACTAGGCGTGCAGCCCGCAATGAACATTCGATTGTTTCTATTTGGGTTGGTGGAAAAAAAGGAACTAATGGTGCAGCAGGTTTACAGATTGCAGACATGGCTGGTAGGCGCAACCAAGTTTCACGTGGGCGATCGAGGGAATATCAACGGCGCGGCAGAACTCAAACGCATGCATTAAATGGACAAGGTTCTGCACTCATAAGTAATCTTGGAGCAAGATACGCAACACCGTCAAGATTTGTATGGCGTGGTGCAATGTTGCAGTTACCTTTAATCACTTCTGATATTCTTGTAATCTTAGAGAAAGTGTCTGCTGAAGTGAATAGAAAGTTGGTGTTTAAATAATGGCTATTGTTGTACCAATTGTTGCGTCTTGGAATCCCATAGGTTTAAACAAAGCGATCGCCGACATTAAGCGGGCGGAAGGTGCTTTAAATAAGTTCACGGTTGGTTCTGCTGCCTTAGGTGGGGTTATGCAATCCACAGGGCGACAACTCACGCGCAATCTTACAGTCCCATTGGCACTTGTTTCAGGTGCGGCTATTAAAAGTGCGATGGACTTTGAAGATAGTTTTGGAAAAATTGAGGGATTAGTTGGTGTTGCTAAATCCGATTTACAGGAACTTAAGAATGCTGCTAAAACTCTTGGACCAACGTATGGGCAGTCTGCTAATGAAGCAGCAGACGCATTGTTTTTCATTACATCTGCTGGTATACGTGGCAAGGATGCAATAGATGTTTTAGAACGATCTTTGAAAGCAAGTGCTGTTGGTCTTGGTGATGCGAAAACCATTGCAGATTTAACCACTTCAGCGATGAATGCGTATGGCATTCAAGTTTTAGATGCTTCGCAAGCAACTGATGTTCTTACAGCAGCAGTTCGTTTGGGAAAACTTGAACCTGCTGAATTAGCGGGATCTATCGGTCAAGTTCTACCACTTGCATCTGCTTTAGGTATTAGTTTTGATCAAGTCGGTGCGACCTTTGCTGCCATGTCCAGAACTGGCACAGATGCTGCAACTGCCGCAACACAACTTCGTGGCATTATGTCAGGGCTTACAAAAGTTACACCGAAAGCAGAAAAACAACTTGCTGCGTTTGGTTTAAGTGGCGAGGAACTTAGGCGGCAATTAAAAGATGAGGGATTGCTGTCAGTTTTACAAACATTAACAAGTACTTTTGGCGATAATGAGGTTGCTATTTCAAATGTGTTTGGTAACGTGCGTGCATTAACTGGTGTAATCGACTTAATGGGCTCAAACGTTGCATCAACTAATGAAATTTTTGCCGAGATGGCAGACAGTACTGGAATTTTAGATGAAGCATTTGGCGTTACTGCCGACACAACTAAGTTTAAATTTGCGCAAGCAATGGCTGACCTAAAGGTGGTGCTGTTAAACATAGGTGAAGTTTTAATTCCCGTGTTTGTAGACACCGTCATTCCTGCTATCCGAGATGTTGCAGAAAGTTTTAAAGATTTAGTTGAAAAATTTAAGGCACTATCACCAGAAACACAAGATGCAATTGTTAAGTTTGGTTTGCTGCTTGTAGTTGCTGGTCCTATATTATTTTTTGTTGGTTCTTTAGTTAAACTGCTTGGACCATTAGTAACTTTAATTTTTAATGTGGGTAGGGCATTAATGTTCTTGACGCTAAATCCTATCGGCGCAGTTATTTTAGGCATCGCTGCTTTAATTGCATTGATTATTTACTTGATTAAAAACTGGGATAAAGTTAAAGAATCTGCGGTTAATGCTATGAAGCAAATAAAAGATCATGTTCTACATGTTAAAGATTTTGTTGTTCAAAAAATAACTGAATTAGGTGCTTTTATTATTGAGAACCATCCACTGCTTAAACTATTTAGAGCCGTAAAAGAGTTTGCACCAACTGTTATCGAATGGTTTAAAAATCTTGGTTCACTAATCATGGATGGATTCCGCGATGGTATTATTGCTGCCGCCTCTAGAGCGTTAGATGCGATTAGAAACACTATGCAGGCTGGCGCGGATATTGCTAAAAAACTTTTGCGTATTAGTTCGCCATCTAGGGTGTTCGCTGACATAGGCAAAAATGTGATGCAGGGTTACGTAAACGGCATTGAATCAATGTCTAACGCGGTTAATGCAACGATGTCTAGCATGGCTATGGATTCAACGATTGCCCTTAATGGTTCTGTTGGAACTGTAGCAGCAGGAAGCAATGCTGGTAGCGGTGGCAACACTTACAACATAAACGTGAATGCGGGCATGGGTACAAATGGCGCACAGGTTGGCAAGGAAATTGTAGATGCGATTAAGCGGTTTGAGAAAACTTCTGGACCAGTATTTGTAGGCGCATAAATGGCCATACCAACGACTACTGTTGAGATTGGTTTTGATCTAACTGGTTTAGGTGGTCCATTCTTTTTACTAGATGACCCCGTTGCAGGTGTTCTTGATAACACTGAGTTTCTACTTGGTGGAACTTTATTTGTTGATGTTACTGCGTACGTTCGCAATGTATCTGTACAGCGCGGCAAGTCACGGCAGTTAGATAAATTTACTGCTGGTGTTACATCAGTTGAGTTTAATAACAACCTAAGAACGTTTGACCCTGAGAACACTGCCAGCCCGTTCTATGGTCAAGTCATTCCTAAGAGAAACATCAGAGTCAAAACTGATGGGTCTGCGGTGTTCTATGGCGTAGTAGATGATTGGAATCTTAAATACGACATAAGCGGATTATCAACTGCTTCTGCTGATTGCGTTGATGGCTTTACTTACCTTGCGCAAAACGCTTTGTCATCTGGCACAGCAACATCGCAATTAACGGGAGCAAGAATCAACGCCATTCTTGACAGATCAGAAGTTAATTGGTCAAGTGCCACGAGGAGCATTGACACGGGATCGCAATTATTACAGGCAGACTTTATTGCAGATGCAACTAACGCTTTAGAATATTTGCAACTTGTTAGCAGCAGTGAGAATGGTGCAATTTTTATCGGCGCAGATGGCTCATTTATTTTTAACGATAGCAACGTTGCCGCCGTATCCGCAGGGCAAGTTTTATTTGCTGATGATGGTTCTGGAGTTCCATTCAGCGAGATTCAAGTTGTTTATGGTTCAGAATTACTTTATAACTATGTGCAAATTGAAAGACTAAGCGGTGGAACTGCTCTGGCTCAAGATACGGATTCAATAAGCACCTACGGGCAACAAGCATTAGTGCAGACTGGCTTGCTTTTAGATACAGATGATCAGGCAACGCAATTAGCAGGTTACCTTTTAGGGCAATTCTCTGAACCAGAATATCGGTTTGAAACTTTGTCTGTGCAATTAGAAGCGATCTCATCAGCCGAACAAATAGATGTCTTGGGATTAGAGATTGGCGATGTTTGTCAAGTTAAATTTACACCAAATCAAATTGGTACACAGATCAATAAATATGCGGTTATTATTAAGATTGAACACGACATACAGCCGCAAGCGCATCGTGTTAGATTCGGGTTTGAAACCCTTGATTATGCTAGCCTTGTGCTGGATGACGTTGAGTTTGGTATCCTTAATGTAAATCAATTAGGTCTTTAGGGGAAAAGTGGCTGGACTAGGTAAAAAAACATTTATTGCAGGAAGCGTGTTGGCTGCATCAGATGTCAATGGTTATTTAATGGATCAATCCGTTATGGTTTTTGCTGGAACGGCAGCACGTTCAACCGCTATTCCGACACCTTCGGCTGGCATGATTTCTTATAGAACAGATACAAATGCGGTTGAAGCATACAATGGTTTAGCGTGGGTTGCCGTTGGTGGCGCAGGCGGACTTTCCGAATTTCTACTAATGGGAGTATAATCAAATGGCAACAGTCTATAAAGTTCTAGGACAATCTGCACCTAGCGCGACAACAGATAC